ACAATCGTACTATTAGAAGATGGAACGGCTGCACCTGATGGTGAGCATACCTTTGAAGATGGAACGGTCATCAGCATTGAGGGTGGTCAAGTTGTAGCGGTTGCTAAACCAATGACAGAACAAGAAATGGCAATCCAAAAATTAACAGAAATGGTTACTAAATTGGAAACTGAAAATGCTGAGTTGAAGTCAAACTTTGAGAAATCAATAAACAAAGTAGAGGAAAAATTTAGCGCACAAATTAAAGAGTCTAACAAATTAACCGAAGATGTTTTAGAACTTGTTAAGACTTTAGTAGCTGAACCTACTCAACACCAATTCAATACTCAATCTAAACCTAAGTCTTACTTAGATGGATTAACTTCACAATTCAAATACGAACAAACAAAAATAAAATAAATAAACAAATGGCAAATTTAAAATTAAAATTTGGTTTCGACACAGACAATTTAACTGCGTATGTTGACCAAACAAACTTAGAACTATTTACTAAAGCGGTATTTAGTGGAGCAACTTCTGCTTACTTAAGCGGTCAAGTTCAATCAGGCATCAAGTTCAAAGAGCAAATAAACTACATGGATGTAGATGTTACTCTTAGAGCTAAATCAGGATGTGGTTTGACTTCATCAGGTGATGTGATTTTCGACAAAAAAGAAATTCAAGTATATCCTTTCTATGACCAAAAGACTTTCTGTCCTTCTGACTTAGAAACTTTTTACACTCAGCAATTCTTACCTCAAGGTTCAACTTACGAGAACATGCCAATTGAGGCTGCATTCGCTGAGTACTATACTGCAAAGGTAGCAGCAGCAGTTGAGGTGTTATTGTGGCAAGGTGTTACAGGTGGTGCATCAGGTGTAATTGGTTTTAACCAAATCATAGACGCTGCAAGTCCAATCAATGGTAACCCTACTTCAATCTCAACAGGTACAGGTATTACCACAGGTAACGTAATAGGAATATTTAATGGTATGGTAAACTTAATCCCTAACTCACTTGCAGGTCAAACTGACTTAGAGTTTGTTTGTGGATGGGATACTTTTAGAAAATTGTTACAAGCGTATTTTACTCTAAACAACTTCCACTATGGTGCTACAGAAGAAGCTAGTCCTTATGCTACGGGTTCAATAATTATACCATCATTTGGATTAAGAGTAACTGCTTTACATGGTTTAACAGGTACAAACAGAATACACTTAACTCGTAAATCAAACTATGTTATTGGTACAGATGCACCGAATGAGTATGAGTCTTTAGACGTATTCTACGAACGTAAAGATAATACAATCATAGCAAGATTGATTGCTAAATTAGGAACTCAAATACGTTTCGGTGATGAGTTAGTTACCTTTAAATTAGTTTAACCCTTTAATTTTATAACTTATGAGTTGTATATTAAGCACAGGATTTAGTTTGGATTGCCGCTCAAGTAAGGGCGGTATATCCAAGATTTATTTGGCAGAGTTAAGCGGAATTGGAACACCTGCGGTATCTTCAGGCATTGCAACCATCACTATGGTAGGAGGCAAAAAGTTTTACGCCTATGAAGTACCCGTTGGTGGAGGTTCGGCAACATCAGTGCCAAGTGGCGATAGAGCAGTAGGAGGTCGTTTCTACGCTCAGAACATCACAATGAATTTACCAAAGTACGATATTACCAAAAGAAACGAAATGATGGCTTTAGCTGCTCAAACAGTTGCTGCTATTGTTTTGGATGAGAATGGTGAGTATTGGTTATTTGGAACTTCAAGAGGATTACAAATTGCAGAGGGTGGATACGCCACAGGAACTGCAGCAGCCGACATGAGTGGTTATGTAATCACTTTGACGGGCGAGGAAAAACTTGATGTCCTTAAAATAGAGTCATCAGCTATTGCTGCATTGATAGCATAAAGTGTTGTTTTCATAAATGGGGAGGGGGTGTTGAGAGATTGACACCCCTTTTTTTAAAACATGATATTATTACAAGAAAATACCGCCAACATAGTAGTCTTAACGTTGACTGAAAAGACAACGATTAACGCACCTACTTACCTTTTTAGGTTTGTCAACAAGCAGACCAACGTGGAATATGTATGTATCCAATCAGATACAAGTACCTATAAAACAAGATACAACAAGTTTACCATAACAACACAAACAACTACTCCCAATCCTTTATTAGGTCAACTTAAATTAAGTTTAGGAGATGAATACGAATACTATATTTATGCTCAAATATCAACTACTAATTTAGATTATAAATTGTCTAATGAAATAGTAGAAACAGGGATAATGAGATACGATAAAATTTTAACCGATAGAATAATTTTTACAAATGGAACAACAACAAGAAAAGTCTTTGGAGCGTAAATATGCGTTTTCAAGTGTGCCGATGTATGAGCATAAAACCCCTGAGTTTATTGAAAACAATGGCGAACAATTTATCATCAATGGTACGAATAATGAGTACCCCGATTATTTAACTTACTTATATAATAGATGTGGCTTACATCACGCTATTGTGAATGGTAAGGTAAGGTTTATTAATGGACAAGGGTGGACTATAAAGAACGGATTTGAGAGTGCAGAGTTAAGACAACTATTAGCCAATCCAAATCCAAATGACTCCTTTGATGAATTAATGAGAAAGGCGATAATAGACTCTAAAATATTTGGAGGTTATTATTTGAAGTTGCTTTTTGTGGGTGGTAAATTAATGAGTGTTTTCCATCAACCTTATGAACAAGTAAGATTGAGTGTAAGTGGTCAAATTTATTACGTTTCAAAAGAGTGGACACGAAACCAATCAACAAAGAAAAACTTTAAAAGTAAATTTAATCAATTACCTAAAGATGTAAAGGCAATAAAACCATTTGACCCTAAACAAAAAGATGGGGTTCAATTAGTTTATTTTCCTGATTATAGACCTGAGTTCAGAGGTTACCCTTTACCCGAATATCACGCAAGTATCGTAGATATTGAAACCGATATTGAAGTTTCAAACTTTCACTTAGTAAATGTAAAGACAGGATTTAGTGCGGGTGCAATGATTACCCTTATGGGTGGTGTGCCAAGTCCACAAGAACAAGACGAAATAGAACGCAAGTTTTACGATAAGTTTTGCAATACCGATAACGCAGGACAAATCATGATACAATTTGCAGACTTAAATACAGAAGCACCTAAGATTGAAAGTATTAAACCTACTGATTTAGATAAACAATTTGAGTCTTTAAAACAAGATGTTCAAGATAGAATAATCAGAGGGCATGAAGTTATTAACGGAATGCTTTTTGGTATTAAAACAGAGGGTCAATTAGGTGGTCGAAGTGAGATTGATTTAGCTTGGCAAATGTTAAACTTAAACTACATCGAACCTAATCAACAACGATATGAAAAAGAAATAAATTGGGTTTTAAAAGAATGTGGATTAAGTCCTGTTTTAAGAATTGAACCATTAAAAGGTTTAGGTATTGAAATAACAGACTCAATGTTGATGGCATCTTTAACTCGTGATGAAATGAGAAATTTAATAGAGGGTCAATTTAATATAGGTTTGAATAAAGTGGTTAAGAAAACAAGTGATAGTGCAGCAGAAGTTACTGAGGCAATTAACTCATTAAGTCCATTAGTAGCTAACAAGGTTATTGCATCAATGACTGCAAATGAGATAAGAGCATTAGTAGGCTTACCACCTGAACAAGGAGGGGAACAATTAGCACCCGAAGTAGCAACACCACCAACTGAGGCGTTTAAAAAAAAGAATTTAGATGCTAACATGGATTCAATTATTTTGTCTAAATTTGCATTAATAGGATTGTCAGCAGATAAGTTTGAATTTGCAAGTGATGAAGATGCACTATTAAAATATATCTTAGATAAAAATTTAAAGAAGTTGGACATTAACAGAGCTAAAAAAGATTTGGATTTTGATGTTGAAAAAGCATTACAAAAGTTGATTGAAAAGAACTTAGTAGGTGGTACTTTGGGAGGTTCACAAACTGCACCGAACTTTGATATTAAAGAAGTAGTAGAGCCTGAAACATTGATAGAGTTTGAAACACGATGGAAGTATGCAGGGCCTAAAGATAGTAAGAATAGAGATTTTTGTGCAAAGTTAATAGGCCAAGAAAGATTATACACGAGGGAGGAAATAAACAACTTGAACAACGATATGAAAGAGTACAACACCGATGTTTGGAAGTATAAAGGAGGTTGGTATCACAATAGTGATTTAGACCAAAACTTTCCACAATGTCGTCATTGGTGGGCCCAAGTAATAGTAAGAAAAAAATAGTATGAGTTTAACACCACAATTTATATCGATAGAGGTTATAAAAGACCAATCAGTAATCAATGAGAATGTAGATAGTAAACTATTGCAACCTACATTAATAATGGTTCAAGACATCTATTTAAAGCAAGTAATAGGTAAGGACTTATACGCTGAGTTAATCACTCAGGTAAACGCTGAGAGTGTAAGTGCATTAAATACAACCTTATTAACTGACTACATACAACCTTATTTAATCAATAAAGTAGTTAGCGAATTAGTAATAGATGTAAACTACAAGATAAAGAATAAAGCCTTAATGGTAGGTAGTTCAGATAATGGGCAACCATTAGACACTTCGGGTATGTCAATTATTCAAACTAAGTACAGAAACATAGCTGAGAATTATCGTGTCAATTTAGTGGATTATTTGCTAGAAAATTATACAGATTATCCACTTTATAAATGCGTAAAAAATTATTCAGAAATCCCTAACATAAATGTAAACAATGCAAGAAGAAAAAAAGGTAGATATTTATAAACTATCCGAACAGGATTGTAAAAAATACGGATTTAAAAAAAAGAACCTAATTAAAGTAATAGAGAGCAATGCAAAAGACAGCAAATCAAATAAAAAGTGAGTTTGAGTTACTTGCAAGTGGACATTACCAAATCCATTCTTTTTTGTATGCACAGGAATTTGAACAACAAGCCTACGAAAACTTAATCTATCCTTTGATGTTAGTTTATCCTTTAGGCGGAAACCTATCCGGAACAAGCTACACACGAAATTACAGAGTAGTAATAGCGGACAGAGTACTTAAATCTGAGGGTAATGAGTTAGAAGTAGAGAGTGATACTCAATTAATAGCCTTAGACACCTTAGCTTATTGGATGAAGTTGGGCACAAATGAGCGTTTTAGCATCACAAGTTCAAATACAATAACCCCTTTTTGGGAGAAATGGGGCGATGAAGTAACGGGGCACTTTGTAGATATAGGGATTGAGGAGTTTTACGACTTTAATAGTTGTGCAATACCTTTAAGTTCAGCTATTCCAAGTCCAAGCAACCCATGTAAAGATGCCCGAATACTAATTAATTCAGTTGTTTATGGCAATGCACCAAGCGATACTAACTTTAATGTAGTAGTTAAAGACCAATTAGGTGCTTTAGTAGGTAGCTTAATAGGTGGCGAATGGATAGTTAATACAAGTGGCGGAAGTTGTCCTGATGCAAGTTATACCATTGAGGATAGTTTAGGCAATGTACTTTATACGGGTACAATCCCAAGTGGTGGAAGTGTTACTGAGGTTATAGGCAATAGTACTTTAAATGTAAACAATAGTGCATCTACTTTAATAAGTAGTCGTTCAATTTTAGCTCAGGGAACAAGTAGCTACAATGTTGCGGATAGTGTAGCGGTCATCAAAGATAGTGCAGGAACGACTTTAAAAAGTGAAAACATATTAGCAACTGCAAGTGAAAATATTACTATTAATGATAGTGTAGCAGTTATAAAGGACTCAGCAAATAACACTTTAAAGAGTGAGAATATTTTAGCAGAGGCAACTGAAAATATAAGTATTAGCGACTCAGTTGCAGTTATAAAAAATTCAGTAGGTACTACTTTAAAGTCCGAAAACATTTTAGCCCAAGCCTCAGAAAACATCACAATAAACGACTCAACAGCAGTCATTAAAGATAGCATTGGAACTACTTTAAAAACCGAACCGATATTAGCAGAGGCAACTGAAAACATCACAATAAATGATAGTAGTGTTAATGTCAATAAATCGGATGGAGTTTTAATTAGTGCCGTAAGTGTTAAGGCTGAAAATACATCAAGTTATAATGTAGGCGACTCATCAATTACCAACGCTGCAGTTAGCCCAACTTACTCACAACTTGTAAAAGCAACTGAGGGTTTAATACTACCTACTCAATCTATTGAAAACAATGGGGTTGCAAGTGGATTTATACCGAGTGTAGGAACTATCAATGTAACTACTAATATAATCCCTTTAAACTTTGATATAAGCGGTAGAACATTAAACATAACACTACCTAAAGAGGTATTTATAAAAGGTTTATTTAAGTCAGGAAGTGATACAATGGAAACATTAACTATTGATGCTGAAAGTGCAGGAACTTTTACATCAACAACAAATGATGGGGGTAGTGGTTCAATTACACTAAGTAAAAATGGCGGTTCTTTTGCAGCGTTTTCAAGTCCTTTAGTATTAGCTAATACAGACACCTTAGTAGTAAAGCGTACAATAACAACAAGTGCAGGGTTTTTTAAATTAACAGGAACATACTAATGAGTAGAATATACATATATTACGGAAGTTTTGCAAGTGCAGCGTATTTTACTGATTTGTTTGGCGTTCCTGCTGCTGCATATTCTCTTAGAAAGTTAAGCCCTAATGCGGTTTATTCAGGTGCAGCAATAAGAGTAAGGAGGTCAAGTGATAATACAGAACAAGACATTAACTTTCTTTCAAGTGCAGTAGATAGCCCTTTAGACACAACTGCATTATCTACATTTGTAGGTGCTAATAATGGTTTTGTTGTAACATGGTATAATCAAAATGGGAGTGCAAATCATTTTACACAAACAACTGCAAGTTTACAACCAAGAATAGTAAATGCAGGAACTATTGAACTATTGGGCGGTTTACCTTGTGTTAATATTTTAAATGTTGCTTTTTTCAATAACAATGATTTAAGAGGCAACGCAAGACAAGATACATATATAGTAAGGTCAAATTCTAAAACAACATACATTAAACAATCAACAGGTAGTGCATTTGGTAGTGAGGCAGATTATATTGCACAAAATGGAAATGGTAGTACAACAATTACTTTAGCTTATGGTACACCGACATTATATGCAAACAAATCATTATTTACAGGAACTTCTCGGAGTGATGTTTACACACACTTAAATGGGCATAAAATAGAAGTTCAACAAAATGGAACAACTACGGCTTGGGCAAATTATTTATTTGGTATATACGGAGGTTCTGCTGCATTTAATTATGAGGGTTTAGTATCAGAATTTATAGTTTGGAAAGCAGATAAATCATCACAAAGAAACGACATAAACGACAATCAAAACGATTATTACAATGTATTTTAAATTCACAAATAAAAAAGAAGCATTTGATTTTATTCAAATAATAAATCATGGGGAAAATATACAACCCTCATTAGACGATACTACAACTTCTTACGCTCAACCCATTGACCTATTAGGTACATTCTATGTAATAGCAGACGATGTAACAAAAAAGTATAGCGATGCTGAGGAGTTTGACCCTTTCGCACCATTAGACTTTACACCACCGCCATTAAGTCCTTATGCAGTAGTTATACCTGAGATATATCAATGGGCATTTCCCGAGAATAAGTTTGTTTTAAGTGGTTTTGAAATACCTTTAGACACTCACAATAATGATAAGGTAGTTAATTTAGCTTACTTTATGTGGAGTGAATTTAGAGCAGAGTTAGATAGTGGAAACTATGAGGCGTTAAAGAGAGCCTTAATGCCTTTGTGGGACTATGTAGAGTTGCAAGTAATAAACAATAATTTAGTAATTTTATGATAGGTTTAATTTTATTTTTAGTATCAATATTTTTAGCAGGGGTTATTTACCCTATTGCATTTACTTACTCAGTTGTTTTAACCCTCATTAAAAGTGGGTGGAATAGTTTAGATGAATATTTATTTAGATGTGCTTTAGCTACTGACCAACATGCAAATAGTTTTTTAGCTAAATTATTCAATGACATCATGATAAAAACAGGCGGTCATAAGTTTGGAAACCCTGATGAAACCATTAGTAGTGTACTAGGGAAAAATAAATTAATGGGTAAATTGTCATATATTGGGAAAGTTTTAGATTTTATATTACATTTGTTAGACAATAATCATAGTATAAAAAGCATAGAACATGATGAAAATCCGCCTACCAAAATGGCTACAAATGATACTAATGATAATTAAATTAGACGATAGATACAGATGATATTCGATTGGCAATTTTTATTTGATAGTTTAAAGAAACAAGGCTTAATTGCTATATTGTTAGGGGCGGTCATATATCTTCAGTACAATGCTTATGAACGATTAAAAGACGAATTGAAATCTGAGCAAAAAGAAATGAGATTAAAACTTGAAAAACAAATAGAAGATTTAGAAATTAAATTATTAAATTGCGAGAAATCAAGAATTGAGGAATTATTAAGAATAAAACAATGAATTATTTAATCAACGAATTTATAGAATTTTTAGCAAACTTAACTTTTATGTTGGCAGTCATGGGAGTTACTTTCTTTGTGCTGACTTTCTTTGTTGAGTGTTTGTGTGCAGGAATATTACTTTACTTTTTAAAACCACTTATCAAAAGAATATGATATTAGAATTAAACAGAAAAACAAGAACTACAAAGTCAACTATTGGTGAACTACTTATTAATGGGGAGTTCTTTTGCTATGTCTTAGAGGATATGGACAGAGGCTTAGACTCAATCATGACAGACTCAGAAATCAAAGCTAAAAAAGTTTATGCTGAAACTGCAATACCTAAAGGAACTTATAGAGTTGCTATTACATTTAGTCCAAGATTTAAAGAGTATATGCCTTTACTACTTAATGTTAAAGGATTTCA